CGGGAGACTTCACGTCCCATACCTTATATTGCACCTTTTGCAAGGACGCATTATAACGGCGGGCGCGGTATCTCTTGTTATCGGGAACTTCACGCAGACAATTCTTTGTGTTTAAACACATTGAATCGTCAGGAATGAATCCGTACAAACGGAGTAGTTCCCCTACGATTCTCTCGTAGGTGGTGTAGTAACCTCTATCGTAGAAGGAATTAGCATAAGCTATCCAACTCGTATAGACGTCAGGCGAACGGACTGATGACCAAACTGTTCGTAAACGAACAGGAGTGACGTTGATGCCATTGAAGGCGTCGGTGCCACACGACTCTCTAAAGAGCCCATTGGTGCAACTCTTATCACGGTTTACTTTTAAACCAAATGATTCGAGCTGTTCGATTGCGTCTGCCGCGTAAGCGGTGGGTACAATCACATCGTCTCCATACACGAGTATTCTCTCTCGAGTATACTTGTTAGGTGCTGCGGCAGTGAGGATGGCCCAAACAGTAAGTGCCAATATTGGAAAGCATAAACAGCTTCCCATTGGTGCGAACTTATTTAAGGCTAAAACCTCACCGCTAGGCAACACAGTCGAAGAACTCCTACATGCGTCCAAGTACTCACATAAGTGAGGAGGAAACAGTAGGTGAACTAGATCAGTTGAAACACGATCTGAGGCCTCATTGAGGTCTAAGGTCGCGTACCTTCCAGTTGAAGAGCCCAAAAGGGCTCCACATTGGTTAGGCGACTGATCTGTGAAGAAAACATTGAACTTACTAAGTTCATTGCTTTCGACATGATCGACGATAGCCCTGCCCAAACCTTGCTGAATCCATTGATAATCAACGGGTTCACAAGATATTAAGCGGGGTCCGCGGGAGTCTTTCGGCACGAGTATAACTCGTGCAGGAAGATCCTCTTGTTGTATGGCTGAGACGCCATCCAAACAATCACAGAAATGTCCCAGTGAGGCATAAAAGTATGCATCAAGAGGGTATTTTCGTGTGATATTCTCCGAGATATTAGTCCATCGATACTTGTCCCAGAGTCGCTGCTTTGTAGCAACGGCACCGGGTCCGTGTCTTGGGGTAATATTTGTCGGATCGAAGAAGGCAAATAGATTACTAAGTAATCTACGGGCCTTGCGGGCAACGCGTATCTGACTGGGCTCATTACTGAGTCTAGTAAGTGCGTGGTTGTGCATATCCACAGTGTCGTTGAGATATCTCAACGAACTGGAGATAGTCGATAAGTCAACTTCGGTTTGTTTAAACCGATCGATGACTTGTTGTTCTTGATCTCCGGTAAAAGGCAGTTCGTACTTGTAAAACAAGTAACAAATCTGTCTAATTACACTAACACATGTTGAACATGGGTCAGGTAGGAGTGCACCGTCTTTGCTTAGTACACGACTAAACAGTTCACCGAGAAACCTCGGCAACTGGCTGTTTTCTAAGGTTTTGAATCTTAGATTATTAGCGTTTAGTGGTTGTGCTAACGATAAAGCTTTATCAAAAGCTTTACCAAGACGTGGCAAGGTTTTCGTGAGAAAACCTATACCTTCCTGGCTGAGTCGCTTCTTAACCTTTTTCAAGGTTAAGTTTAACGACTTGTAGCTGATTAAGCTTCCATGAGTCAAGTAGACGTCATGTAGTACGGCTGCGATGATATCATATTCATCTAGGCTCTTCTTGGTTACCATATGGAAAACCTCCTAGAGTCACTAAACAGCAGTACGCATGATACATGAACCTCAAAATAGACATCTAGCTGATGACAAGTCAACAACTAAATGCCTCATTCCTTCAATCAGTACCAAATGGAAAGACGATTCGCTTTCGCAAGCGAGTTTCGCTTTACCACTCGGGAGAGTTGAATGTAAACGGCTCGATTAATTATCTTGAGACGTCTGGAGAGTTTCAGCCTTGTGTCAGGCAATTCGTTACAATAACGAATCCGCTTGAATTCACAACGCATAACCATCCGGACAATACTCAATATATTAACCTGATTCCGTAGACTATTGGAATAGGATAATACATCAAGAGAGTTAGAGGGGGTTTAATCCCCCTCTAACTTAGTGATATATCGAATTCATATCGCTGGTACCAAGGGAGGGACAGGTGTCCCATCTTGGAGCAGCTTGAATTCTTTAACATCCATCTTGAGGTCAGTTACCTTACAACCTTGGCAACACAAGAACAAAGCCACACAAAGTGACGTTGTTAGTGTGAACACCAAGACCACACGGTAACAGGAACTCGCTGTTAGTAGCAGTTTCACAAACTGCCGGCTAACAGCGCCGCGGCACCATTGCC